GTGCTGACGGATATCGCCTGCAAGAAAGCCCCGCCGAAGGCCAAGCCGTACAAGCTCGCGGACGGGCAGGGGCTGTACCTGTACGTGACGCCGACCGGCTTCAAAAGCTGGCGCTGGAAGTATCGAATCGGCGGCAAAGAAAAGCGCCTGGTCTTCGGACCTTATCCCAGCATCACGCCAGCCAAGGCGCGGATGATGCGCGAGGATGCTTCGCGACAGTTGATCAACGGCGTGGATCCGGCGATCGACAAGGTGCAGCGGGCGGCTGCCGAGATCGCGCGAATGGGTGCGACCTTCAGGACGATTGCCGAGGATTGGCTGGAAAGCCAGGCTGCGATCTGGACCAAGGGGCACGCGAAGGTCGTGAAGGCGAGCCTGGAGCGCGACGTCTTTCCAACCTTGGGGCACCTGCCTATCGACACGATCACGACACCGATGGTGGCGAATCTCTTGCGCGCGGTCGAACAGCGCGGCGCGATCGAGACAGCGCATCGCGCTCGACAGCGGATATCGGACGTCTTCGCGATGGCGATCGGGCGGGGTATTGTGCAGCTCGATCCCTCGGCCGTCGCGCAGAAGGGCCTTTCCCCGATACTGCGGGGCAAGCAGCCTGCCGTACGGACGATCGAGGCGGCGCGGAACGTCCTGCGAAAGGTGGAAGAGCAGCCGGCGCACCCGCTGACGAAGCTTGCATCCCGACTGCTCGCGTTGACCGCGGTGCGATCGGGCGTGCTGCGCATGGCGGCGCCGCAGGAATTCGAGGGGCTCGACGGATCGGAGCCTCTCTGGCGTATCCCGGCTGCGAAAATGAAGCTCGTGCTGGAGCAGAAGAACGACGCGGCCTACGACTTCATCGTGCCGCTCTCTCGGCAGGCCGTGGAGGTCGTGAAGCTGGCGATGACGTTTTCGGGCAATGGCCCGGTGATCTTTCGCAGTATCCGTCATCCTCGACGGCCGCTGAGCGACAGCACCATCAGCAAGGTGTATCGGGAAGCGGGCTTCACGGGCGTGCATGTGCCGCATGGATGGCGCAGCACGTTCTCAACGATCATGAACGAAGCGCTGGAGCGGGAGTATCACAGCCGCGGGGGCACCGGTGTGGCCCCAGATCGGGCGATTGTAGAACTAATGCTGGCCCATGTGCTGGGCGGCGTCGAGGCGCATTACAACCGCGCCGCCTACATGCCCCGGCGCCGCGAGCTGGCGCAGCAATGGGCCGACATGCTGGTGCAGGATCTCGCGCCGCCCCGCAGTCTGCTGGAAGGGCTGCGACAGCACGGCTGACGGGCCTCGGGGGCGCACTGTGAGCGCCCGGTCGGTTCATGAGGTGGCCGGCGGCAAGCCGCTGCGCCAGCGCACAGGCCAACCGGTGCGTCGCAACAGCCATAATGCCGGCGGTGCGGAGATGGCCTTGTGGCGGCAACATAACATGTTCCCGAAGTCGGAACACAACGCACGCATGCGGGATCTTGAGGAATTCGAGCGTGAGACGAAGCTCCCCGGAAAGCGCAATGGTGCAATCGGCGGCGTTGGGTTGCAGGTGTATCGCTACCTGCTGCGCCTCCGCGGTAAGAAGACCGGCCGCCTAGATCCGACCGTGCGTTGGATCGCCGATGCCATAGGACGATCGCGCAGCGCCGTGCACGCGGCGCTGACGCGCCTCAAGGAGCATGGCTACCTCGACTGGATCCGGCGATGCCAGCCGATTGAGAATGCCGAGCCTGACGAGCAGCAGACCGAGCAGATCGCCAACGCCTACATCCTTCAGACGCCGGCGACGGCCAAGGAGCGCGTCCGCCGCATGCTGCGCCGTCCGACGGAGTTCGTGCGCGCCGTCGCCGACAAGCTTGCCCGTCAGCGCAAGCTGGAGACCAGTACCGTAAACGACGTCATCGCCGAGGCTACCGACCCCGGATTGCGCGCTGTCCTCGAACGGCTCCGCGATGCCGTTGAGGGTGCAAATCCGCCGAGCGGACAGACAGAGGCCCTGTAAGGATCAAAGATAAAAGGAACGGCTACGCCGTGCGCTGTTTGCTGCTTCACCAAGCCCCTAGGCCCCGAGCCAATGCCCTGACAGCGTCAAGCGACCGCTGTCGGACGTGGCCGCTTGGGCGGCCCCGAGGCTCCCTAGGGGGAGCATGCGAATTCTGGCGCCTGTCAACCGCTGCCGCAGCTCGATTTGACCCGTCGCTGCACCGAAACGCACCGGTGATCGATATTCCTCATAAGCCCCAAACCTTAGGATTGAGGCCGGGGCGCTTGGGCGTCGATGACTGCACCAAAAGCGACACGAAAAGGGCGCGGGCGAGGTGGGGGGAAAAGCGCGTAATTCGGGGTGGCAGGGTCGGGCTGCGGTCGGCCGGCTGCTGGCCGGCGGTGCCCCGTGGGGCGCAGCGCAGGCCGGGCAGCAGTTCGGATCGACCATCGCGTCTATCGCGCCCTGCGGGGCTTAGCGGCGACCGTCATAGCGTCGGGCAGGACGTCATTTAAAAATCTGCGTTCCCTTTGTGTTCCGCATCGCGCTACATGCTGCGGGATGCAGACGCTCCGACTCATCGACGTCCCTTTCGAGCTGATCCCCCGTGAGGCATCGCTCTTCCTGACGCGCACCCCCGCCGGCTTCCCCTCGCCGGCGCAGGACGACATGGAAGAGCCGATCGACCTCGGCGCCTATCTAATGGAACATCCGGCCGCGAGTTACCTGATGCGGATCGAGGGCCATTCCATGACGGGCGCCGCCATCAGCGACGGCGACCTGGTCGTCGTCAACCGCGCGAAGAAAGCGCGGCCCGGCTCGATCGTCGTGGCGCTGGTCCACGGCGAGCGCACCCTCAAACGGCTGCGCTTCATCGACCGACGACACTGGCTGGTGGCCGAGGCCGAGGGCTATCCGCCCATCCTGGTCGACGAATATGTCGAAATCTGGGGCGTCGTCGTCGCGGTCGCGCGCCGGCTGTCGTGACCACGCCCATCGCGCTGATCGACTGCAACAGCTATTACGTCTCGTGCGAGCGCGCCTTCGACGCCAGCCTGAAGGACGTACCCGTCGTCGTCCTGTCGAACAATGACGGATGCGTGATCGCCCGCTCGGCCGAATCGAAGGCCCTGGGCATCAAGATGGGCGATCCCATCCATCACCTGCGCGACATGGTGCGCCGACACGGCATCCGCGTTCTGTCGTCTAATTACACGCTGTACGGCGACATGCAGCGCCGCGTGATTGCCGCCTGCGAAGCCTTCGCGCGAGACTTCGAGATCTACTCGATCGACGAAACGTTCCTCGATTTAGCGGGGTTCGAAGACCGCGACCTGGTCGCGCATGCCCAGGCGATGCGGAACCAGGTGCAGCAATGGACGACCATTCCGACCTGCGTCGGCATCGCCGGCACGAAGACGCTGGCGAAGCTGGCGAACCGCGCCGCCAAGACAGATCCGCGATTCGGCGGGGTGGCGGACCTGCGCGACGACGCCGTGCGTCGCAAAGTCATGGACGTGATTGAGGTCGGAGACGTCTGGGGGGTCGGCCGCGCGACGGCGACGAAGCTGCTGGATCTCGACATCCGCACCGCCGCGGCCTTGCGCGATATGCCGATGAAACAAGCCCGCGCCGTCGGCACTGTCGTATTGGAGCGGCTGGTGGCCGAGCTGCGCGGGGAGGCCGCCAATGCGGTCGAGGCTATCGAGCCGCAGCGCAAGGGGATGGCCGTCACCCGATCATTCGGCACCCCCGTGACGCGGTTCGACCATCTCATGGGTGCGTTGACCGAATATGCCATGCGCGCCGGCGAGAAATTGCGCGCGCACGGTCTCGTTGCCGGCCGACTTACCGCCTTCTTCCACACCAACCGCCACCGCCCCGATCGGCCCCAATATGCCGCCTCGCGCGCCGTGACGCTGCATCCGATGACGGCCGACAGCCTGAAATTGATCGCCGCGGCGCGGCGCGGGGCCGAACGCGCATGGCGCGATGGCTATGCCTTCACCAAGGCCGGCGTTATTCTGGAAAACCTCGTTGCCTCAGAGCTGCGCCCACGCACGCTGTTCGAAGAGCCAGATGATCGCCGCGCACGGCTGATGTCAGCGCTGGATGAAATTAACGGTAGGTTTGGAAAATGGTCTGCGGTGACGGCATCGCAGGGCTTCAAACGTGAATGGAAGCTTCGTGCTGATAGCCGGTCGCCCGCATGGACTACGCGTCTAAGTGATTTGCCATTGGTCAAGACGTAGAGATGCCAGTCAAGATATGCTCAAGGCCAGCTCCTACTAACTGTGATGCCATGCTCTGTAACAAATAAATCTTCCTTAGACGGCTCTGATTTTTTTAGCTTGCTCGATGAAACAGCTTTCGAAAGAGCAACCTGAAATGATTCAAGGGCCTCACGGAGTTTCTCATCCAAAGAAAAGTCGACGGGATCTCGCATGCCAAGGCGGAACAATAATGACTCCGCTGTCATTGAGGATATGTCGGGCCCCTCCAATGAATCGTCAATCCATTGAGAAATCTCGAAATCGCTTGTCGCAGCCCTTCCTGATCTATCAAATTTTTTTTGCCTAGATTCTCGAGATTTTCTTTTTGCCGCTTCCAATTCTTTGTCGGTAAGGGTGTTGAGGCCGCGTTGCCCGATTGCAGTGTAGAGCGCAGTGACCAATTTGCGCGTTTTCGCGTCCGCCTCTTCCCATATTAATGACGCATCCCGGGCGTAGGCTTTTCTAAGTCGCTTCTTTCTTTTGTTGGCCACCGTTGAAACCCAAAACCCGCTCGCTATCGATGCACCTAAAATAGCGATCGCTATGAACGGATATGTGATTGTTCTGAGCAATTGCGGCAATAATCCGCCGGACCAAGCCACTGAAGCCGCGCTGGGCGAGGGTTTGGTCATATCTGTCCGACCGACCCCGATTTCACGTAGGCCCTCGACTTTTCCAAGGCTTTGGAAAGATAACTGGCCATTCACTGGCCTCACAATCAAAAGATCAAATTGCAAATAATCAGCAGGATCAATGATTAAGCCGGGTGGCAACCTAAACGCCTCGCCCGAACGAACAGGTATGCCCAACTTGCGGAGATGCTCGGATGTTGCGCCGCGCTCATATAGCCGAACAACTTCCCCACCCCGAACAGTAAACCCTAAGGGGTCTTGAGGTGTCGTGTTCCGAGAATTTATTCCGATTTCGCCATCATTTCTAAGCCTTAATCTTACCGCAACAAGGTCTCGTTTTGACTGTGTTAAATCCTGCGAATTGAGCTGCACCGAAAGGCCTGGGACAGGTTGGCGAACGGCGAAAACCGGGATTTGGCTTACCACATCCAATTTTAATGACATTCTTTTCCCAAACGCGATCTCTGAGACCGGTGGGAGGCCAATGATAAACCCAACTATGCCTAATAGTACACCAAGCGCAGAAGCGCCTTGGAACCAGGGGTTGCGAAGCAGTTGCCCTAACTGCGTGTTCTCATCTCTATCGTCCATCACTGCGTGATAAACATCAAGATACGCGCTTAGCGCAAGTTCAAAACGGCAAGTCACACAAAGCGTTATCTGCTTGTGGCGGAGGTGGCGCGAAACCTACCGACCGTTGAATATTCCTGCAAATGGAAACGTTTTACGGCGCACGATTGCGCGGCGCGAACGCCACCGCCGGCGCGCCAACCTGGTCGTTCACCTCAAGCAGCCGCGACTGAATCGGCTCGATCTCCAGCTCGAAGAACATATCGACCGCCTCGCTGGGCTTGCCGAACGTCGACCCCTGCGCCGGCACGATGCCGAGCAACACCGGCGGCATGCGGTGCGCGGCCAGCATATCGTCGCGCGTGACGTTCTTGATGCCGAGGAATTCGTCGTTGGCGCCGATCTGGGCGATCGGGAGGATCTTGATCCCGCCATCCTTGCCGCCGGGCTGGTGAACGAACAGGTTGCGGAAATTGCCCGGCCCCTTCGACCGCTTCAACGCCTCACGGATCGCCTCGACGTCGCCATCGGAGAAGTCGCCCGTGGCATGCAGGATGAATCCGGCGTGGCTGCCGTTGAGGTAATATTTCCTACGGAACAGCGTCGCCGCCTCGTTAAGCAGCGCCGATTGCAGCGCCGACAGATATTCGGGGACGCCGTAGATCTCCTGGTTGATATCCGGCTGCATCACCTGCAGCACACTCCCCGGCCGGAATTCGCTCTCCGCGCCGCCCGCCTCCAGATAAAAATGAGTGCCCGGCACGACGCCGACGCGCGTGAACTTCGCTGGCGTCTGTTCGAGCCGCAGCAGGTTGCCCAGCACGGCCCGGCGCTGTTCGAGGAAGCCAAAGCCGAAGATCAGGTAATCCTGCACCAGCTTTTCGAATTCGGTCCGCGACAGCCAGGGCGACGGCACGAACGACTTCACCAGCAGGTTGCGCTTCAGGATGATCGCCGAGCTGTGGTGCGGGCTGGCGCGAAACGATCGCGCCAGCCCTTCGACGCTGATCGGCGGCTCATACCATCGCCCGTTGTGCCAGCATTGCAGCAGATCCAGCACCTCGCGCCGGCTGTTCACCGGCTCCGGATCGCCGAAGGTGAACGCCTGGACCGCCGTCGACGTCCTGCCCCCGTCAATCGCGCCGGCCGCAGCGCGCGCCGCCTCGCTGCGCGCCATGCGCCGAAGGCTTGCCTTGCTCATGTCACAGGATCTCCATCGTGCTCTTCTGGGCTTCCTTGCCGTCGAGCGGTTCGTTCATCAGGACGTGCATGATCGACCAGGCGAGATCGGCGTGGCCGTCCTCACCGCCGCGGCCGGCTTTGAACGTCACGTTGCGGCCTGACGTGGTCAGCGTCTTCTTGATCGACACGAAGCTGCTGACGACGTCGGTACAGATGCTGTCGAAGGCCAGGCGACCGCGGCTGATGACGTGCTGCGCCTTCATGATCATGGCCGCCTTCACCTCGAGCGAATATTCGATCCGGGTGACGCCGCGGATCCCGCTGTCGGGCTTGGCGAGTAGCTGGTAGACGCCGGCACCGACGCCGGTCGCATCGATGCCGAGGTACGTGCAATTGTACCGCGACAGCATGCCGCGGATGAACGTCGCCTGCTGTTCGAAGTCGAGGCCGCGCAGCGGGTGACGTTCCAGCAATCGGAACGGACCGCCCTGCACCAAAGGCGGCGCAAAGATGCACAGCGACGCATTGTCGCCCGTCTCGCTGTTCTGCGGGTCGTATCCCGCCCACACCGGCCGGTCGCCATAGGGCCGGGCAGCGTCGGGATGAAAATCGGTCCATTCCTCGATCGTGTCGACGCCGCATTTGACCAGGTCGTTGAAGCGGAACGCCGACAGGCTGTCGTCGACGAAGTCGCACAGGAACAGGTTGGCAAATTCGTCGGCCGCATATTCGTCGCGCAGCTCGTCGATATCGAACAGGTCGCAGCCGGCTTCCTCGGCGTCGAGAATGTTGACGATGTGGCGCCAGATCCGGTCCGGCCCCTGCGATCCGTCCTTCAGCGCGGCATGGCTGACGTCGATCTCGACGCGGTCTTCCTTCTTCCGGCGCCGGTTGCGCCGTTCGCCGGTCCAATACGGATAGGCCGCGTGCGCGATCGTCGACGGTGTCGAAAAATAGGTCTTTCGCCACTTCTTGTGCGTCGCCATGCCGCTGGCGACTTTGTTCAACTCTTCGAAGCTGTGGACCCAGAAGAATTCGTCGAAGTAGAAATTGCCGTGCCGGCCCTGCGCGGTGCGGAAATTGGTGCCGAGGAAGTGCAGCTCGGCCGCAGCTTCCTCCGCCGGGCGCAACTCGCTCGTGATGAGCATCGGGTCGCCGGTCAGCGCGACGCCGACCAGCTTGGCGAAGCTGACGATGTAGGAGCGGAATTGGTGGGCCTGCGCCTTTGAGGCTGACAGGAAGATCTGATTGCGCCCGGTCTCGATGGCGTCGATCAGCGCTTCGAACGCGAAATAGTATGTCGCGCCGATCTGACGCGACTTCAGGATCATCCGCGTGCGGAACGATAGCGCGGCAAACCACGCCTCCTGGTAGCCGTAGAGCTGGTCGAGGAAGATCGCCTTCAGCTCGGCGGCCTGGTCGGCGGTGAAGTGGTTCTTCTTCGCGCGGGGCTTCTTCTCGCCCGCGTTGCGGTTGGCGACCTTGTCGTTCAGGTCGCCGGAATGCCCGCCCGGCGCCTCATAGCGCCGCACCTTGGCCAAGCTCTCCACCTGCCGGCGCAGCGCATCGAGTTCGGTGTAATCGGCGCCGGTCTTCGACTCTTTGCAGATCAGCACCATCAGGCGCGTCTCAAGACAGTCCTCCAGCTTCCGGATCGACGGCGCATCGTCCCACCGATCGCGCCGCGCCCAGCTCTTCACCGTGTCGTATTTCAGATCCAGTTCGCCGGCGATCTGCCCAAGCGACCAGCCGCGCCAGTATAGCGAGCGCGCGGGCCTGCGGCGTTCCTCGGGCGGGAGAGTTAAGGGATCGGCGAGGATCGACATGGCGCGCCGACCTTGCCGTGCGCGCCCAGCCGCCGCCCCCCGCTGCACTTGTAGAACGCAATTCTACAAGTCCCCGCCATTGAGCGCCGGGCGCAATTCAGTCCCTGATCCGGCCTGCAAAGACGGGCGCCCGGCGCGCCGCAGACGAGAGATCGAGGGACCAGCCGCCATGGGCACCAAGAGCAAGATTTTCCGCGCCTTCGTCGAGGGTGAGACGATCAGCGACGGTCGCAATGTGACCGCCGAAATGATCGACGACATCGTCGAAACCTTCAACGTCGAAACGTACGCCCCCCAGTGCAATCTGGAACACATCAGCGGCTACAGCCCCGAACCGCCGTTCAACAACCATGGCACCGTTATCGCCGTCGAGGCGCGGACCGACGATATCGTGATCGCCGGCAAGACGGAAAAGCGCCGGGCCTTGTACGCCCAGGTCGACGCCAGCGATGCGATGGTCGAGCTGTCCAAGCGCGAGCAGAAACCGTTCCCGTCGGTCGAGCTTTCGGCGAATTACGCCGGAACCGGCAAATATGGTCTGATCGGCCTCGCGTTCACCGACACGCCGGCGTCGATTGCGACGCAGCGCCTCAACTTCTTGCGCGTCAACAACCTGACCCTGTTCACCTCCAGCGAACGCGCGGCGCTGGCGTTCGAGGCCGAACAGGAAAAGGTCGACAGCATCGTCGATCGCCTGTTTTCCGCCGTCGCGGCGAAGTTCGGCAAGACGGAACAGCCCGCCGCGCCCACCCCGGCCAACGATAATTTCGATTTCGCCGCCTTCACCGCCGACATGAAGACGGCGGTGACCGGTGTCGTCACCGCAGCGGTGCAGCCGATCGCCGAGGCGCAGGCGGCGCTGACCACCGAGCTGGCCGGTTTGAAGACGCAGCTCGCCGGCACCGAACAGCCGCGCTTCAGCCGCCAGCCGTCGACGGGCGGCGCGGACGATCAACTGACCGACTGCTGATCCGCAGACCCTTCGCCCCGAACGCCCGCCACAGGAACCGCCCCGATGCTCAACGCCACCCGTGCAAAGTATGACGCCTACACCCAGCAGATCGGCAAGCTGAACAACGTCGCGGATCCGTCGCGCTCGTTCGAGGTGCTGCCCGCCGTCGCCCAGACCCTGCGCGCCAAGCTGAAGGCGTCGAGCGACTTCCTGTCGCGGATCAACATCATCCCCGTAGTGGCGCAGGAAGGCGACAAGGTCGGCGTCGGCGTGAAGGGCACGATCGCCAGCCGCACCGACACGCGTACGAAGAGCCGCGAGCCACGCTACCCCGGCGATCTCGACGCGACGCGCTATCGTTGCGAAAAGACCGACTTCGACACGCTCATTCGCTACGAGACGCTCGACGCTTGGGCGCACCAGCCCAATTTCCAGCCCCTTCTCCGCGATGCGATCATCACCGCCAAGGCGCTGGACATCATCACCATCGGCTTCAATGGCACCCACGTCGCCAAGGACACCGATCCTGACACCTACCCGCTGCTCCAGGACGTCAACAAGGGCTGGCTCCAGCACATCCGCGAGGACGCGCCCGAGCGTCACGCCGCTGGCGGCGACCTGAAGGAAGAGACGCGGAACGCGGCCGGCGTCGTCACCGCGCCCGGCAAAATCTACGTCGGTCCGGGTGAAGTCGTGGCCGCCGACAAGTCGAACCTCGCCACCGCGAAGGTCGATTTCGTCAACATCGACGCGGTCGTGTTCGCCGGCATTGAGCTGCTGCATGAAAATTATCGCGAGGACACCGACCTGGTCGTCATCGTCGGCCGCGAGCTGGTCAACGACAAGTACTTCGCGATCGTCAACGCCTCGGGCGACAAGGCGACCGAACAGCTTGCGCGCGACGTGCTGCTGTCCGACAAGAAGCTGGGTGGCCTGACGGCCATCCGCGTGCCGAAGTTCCCGAAGAACGCCATCCTCATCACGACCTTCGCCAACCTGTCGGTCTATGAACAGATCGGCAGCGAACGCCGCAAGATCGAGGACAACGCCAGCCGCGACCAGATCGAAAACTACGAGTCGGTCAACCATGCCTATGTCGTCGAAGACATGGGCAAGGCTGCGCTAATCGAAAACATCGTCATGGGCAGCAAGCCGGCGGCCTGACGGTCGCCGCCTGACGCCCCACCGCCGTTCCCGCCCCCACCAGGACACGCCGAATGAGCTTCGCTCGCCGCCAGGAGCAAATCCTTGCCATGAAAGCGGCGTCCGCTCCTGCGTCCGGGGGCGGGCACACCCGCACCGCCGCGGCCCATCGCCCGGCCGCGGCGCCTGCGCCGCCCCAGCCCGCCGGCAACACCCCCGCCGCCCGCGCCGCGGCGACGATCGCAATGCGGCTGCGTCACGACATCCAGCGCCTGCGCCAGATCAAGTCGAAAGAGCGCAAGATCGCCGCGAAGCGCGTCATGCTACCCGAATACGACGCCTGGTGCGACGGTCTGCTCGACGCCGGCCGACATGCGCCGGGTTCCGCGTTGGAGCCGACCGGCGCCGACGATGTGCTGCCGACCCTGATGGTCTGGAATATCGACGTCGGGAATTACGAGCGTGCCCTCGCGCTGGCGGCCTTCGTCATCCGGTTCTCGATCCCGATGCCGAAGCGCTATGAACGCGATGCCCCGACGCTGGCCCTTGAGCTGATCGCCGAGGCGGCGTTGAATGCCCAGACCAAGGGGGACGCGTTTCCCCTCCATATTCTCGAAGCGGTCGAGGCGCTGACCGGCGGCATCGACATGCACGATCAGCCCCGCGCCAAGCTGCTGAAGGCGATCGGCGCCGAGCTGATCCGTGCCGCCGGCATGTCGACCGGCGACGCCATCGTGCCGACGATCGATCGCGCTGCAGCGGCCCTGACCAGGGCGCAGGATCTGCACGACCGCGTCGGCGTCAAGACGATGCTTCGCGGCCTCGATCGCGCCCGCGCTGCGGCGATCAAAGGCATCGACCAGACCCATTCCTCCGTTCCTGAAACCGGGAACACAGACACGACACCGAACGACACCGATTGACCAGCTCGCCCCCGGCGCTCGGGGGCGGATCGCGCGAGGCGGGAGACCTTCGGGTCGCAGGGCCGCCGTTCGACCCGGTCCTCACCCCCGTGAATTTCGAAGGCCACCCCATGATCGCCACCGTCCTCCCCATCGTCGGCTTCATCGCATGCGTCGCCGCCCTCGGCGTCGGCATCGCCGGCACGATGCTTGGGTCGATCGTGGCGATCGTGTCGCAGCCGACCGATCGCATCCTCGGCTGCCATCCCGTTGCGGCCGGCGCGACGGCCGCATTGCTGGGGCTGCTCATCTTCCTGACGGCGGCCGTGCTGCTCGGCCAGGCGATCGTATGAGCGACTTCATCGCGACCGTACTGTCGGATCCCGCGGATCCTGCACCGGCACTGCCGCCGATCGCCAACGACGGCTTTTTTCCGGACATCGATCCCGTCATGTGGCGCGAGCAGATGCGGATCCGCGACGGCGTGACGCCGGCGCGGATGCGCGAGGCGCTGATCGCCGCCATCATCACCGTCGGCCGCGATCTCGCCGGCTGGGCCGCCGCCCGCCGTGCCGAGGGCATCGCCTCCCTCGCACTGGTGCCCGCCGACACGATCGACGGCGTCAGCGTCAAGCTGCTCGCCTATCGCCGCGCCGTGTTTACCGCCGCCAAGGCCGAGGTGGTCGAGCACTATCGCGATATCGACATCACCGGCGCCGGCCAGCGCAAGTCCGACGATCTCGACCCCAGCGTGACCGAGCTGCGCCGCGACTCGCTGCACGCGATCCGCGACGTCCTCGGCGTCACGCGCACTACGATCGACCTGATCTGATGGCCGCCCTCACCGACACGCTGCGCGCGCGCCAGGGCGATACGCTCGACGCCCTGATCTGGCGCGAACGCGGGCTCGGCCCTGCCGATCTGCCCACGGTCCTCGCCGCCAATCCCGGCCTCGCCGCTATTGGCCCGATCCTGCCCAAGGGCCAGGTCGTGACCATCCCCGCCATCGCCACGCCGGCCGTCACCGTGCGCGCCGACGTCGTCAACCTGTGGGACTGACCACCATGCTGAAGCACCTTGCCCCGGTCTGGGACTGGATCGTCACCCTCGCGATCGGCCTGTCGCCGGCCGCCCTCGGCGCGCTCGTCGCGGTGTCCTACGAAAGGGGGCTGACCTGGGCGGACCGCTTCACCCAATTCGCGGTCGGCGTCGTCGTCAGCTATTTCGCGACTCGCATCGTCGGCGTGCTGCTCGCCCCCGACCCCTTCGTCCTGCAGGGCATCAGCTTCTCGATCGGCATGGTCGCCTTCAAGTCGGCCCCGCGCTTCATCTCGGGCGCGGCCGACGCGCTGGGCACGCTCCCGGCGGACCTGATCTCGCGATTCCTCCCCAAGCGAAAGGATGGCAAATGACGGCTCCCGCGCCGGCCCCCTCGGCGGCAAAGCCCGGCATAGTCCGCAAGACGCTCACCGCCGTGATCGGCAGCGCGATCGGCGCCGCGGCGCTGTTCGTGAGGGTTCCAGCCGAGGAAAGCGGTCGAACCGTCGCTGCCAAGGTCGAGCGCGATCAGACGATCACGCTGCGCCATGTCGCCGGCCCGCGCTATTTGAAGGCGTATCTCGACATCGTCCGCGTGCCGACCGCCTGCGACGGCATCACCAAGGGCGTGACGATCGGGAAGACGTACACCCCGGCGCAGTGCGACGCGATGTTGGAAACCGCACTGATCGCCCATGCCGAGCCGATCATGCGCTGCGCGCCGGGCCTCTATGGCCGCGGCAACCAGGCTGCCGCCGTCGTGTCGCTCGCTTACAACATGGGGACGGGCGCGATCTGCGCCTCGACGCTCGTTCGCCGGATCAACGCTGGCGACTGGGCGGGGGCCGCGGCCTCCTTTGCCGCATGGAACAAGGTGACGGTTTCCGCCAAAGAGGTCGCCGCCTATCGACGCCGCGGCGAAACCTGCGTGCCGAAAGCGGCGGACCGATGGTCCTGCACCGTGAAAGGCCTGACCGATCGGCGAGATCGGGAACGCCGCCTGTTCGTGCAGGGATTGCCGCTGTGATCGGGCTCTGGCGGTCGATCCGCAACGGGCGCGAATGGCTGACGCTCGTCGTCGTCGCCGCGATCGGCGCATGGCTGTACGTTCAACGCGCCGAGGCGATCAAGCAGCGCGACGATGCCGTGCATCGCGCCGAGATCGTCTGCGCCCGTTCCGGCGTCGAATGGACCGCGCCGGACAAGGGGGGCAGGGGCGCGGCCTGCGCCCGCCACGTCGCCGACCTGGTCAAATTCCGCGCCGACGTCGATCGCAAGACGATCGATCTTTTCACCAAGGCTATGGCCGACGCCAAGGCCCGCACCGTCAACGACAACCAGGCCGCGCGCCTTGCGGCCGAAGCCGCCCGTGCCGCGGCCGAGCGCATGGAGACCGCCGATGCCGAAGCCGAACGCCGCAATCTCGTGGGGCCTGACTGGCTTGCTGCTGTCAACGGCGTTGCCGGGCTGCGCTCACCGAGCCGTTGAGCGACCAGCGGTCGAGGTGCCCGCCGCGGTCGCCGTGGATCCCCCCCAGCCGCCGGCCGATCTCATGACGTGCGCCGATCGCCCCGCCGGCCTGCCCGAAGACGCCTCTCTGATCGCCCAGATCCCGGCGCCGATCCGCGCCGGCATCATCCGCTTGGCGCGCGCCTTCCGCTTCAATGCGGATAGCAAGGACCGGCTCGTCAACTGGCATGCCCCCGGCTCCTGCCCGATAGCGAAGGCCGCGCCGTGAGGAAGCCCGACAGCCTGAAGGCGGTGCTGCTGCGCAGCGTCAAGCCGCTCGCCGACAACCCGGAAAACCTGACGCTCTTCATCGATCGCGGCGCGATCGGCTGTCGCGCAGGTTCGCTGTCGTTTCAGTACAGCTACACCCTAAACGTCGTGGTGCAAGACTTCGCCGGCAACCTCGACACGCTGATAGTCCCCATCCTGGGGTGGATCGCGGAAAATCAGTCCGAGCTGCTACAGAAGGGCGATAGCCAGCCCTTCACCTTCGAAGCCGAGATCCTCGACGGCGATCTGTGCGACGTGTCGATCGACATCGCGCTCACCGAACGCGTTCGCGTGACGCCGGCGCAGGGCGGCGTTCACGTCACCCACCTCGACGATACGCTTCCGACCGATGCCTTCCCCGGCGTCGCCGGCGTCCGCCTGATCGACGGCGTGGTCGACATGACGCCGTGACCGACGATTTCACCCCGATCGAGCGGCTCGCCGGGGATCTGCTGCTACGGCTGGCCCCGGCCGAAAAGCGCAGCCTGCTGCGCAAGATGGCCCGTGCGATACGGGACCGCCAATCGCAGCGCATCGCCCGCCAGCAGAACCCCGACGGCACCGCCTATGCCAAGCGCCATGTCCCCCGCGAACAAAAGCCCGGCGGCTATGCCGTCCGCTTCCTGTATCCCATGGGTGCCGCCGAGCCGCGGGTCGTGTTCATGAAAAGCTGGGTCCGGCAAGGACCGCTTATGACGGGCTTCGATGCCGAGGCGGGCGGCATTCGCTCGTTTTTCTTCGATAAGGTGGCGCAATGGCTTCCCGTCGATACGGCCGAGCAGAATGCCGGCGCCGGCAAACTCCGCCGGCGTGGCGCCATCCGCCGCGCAGCGATGTTCCGCAAGTTGCGGGGCGGCCGGTTCCTGCGCGGCGATGCGACGGCGATGGAAGCATGGATCGGCTTCACCGGCCGCGCCGGCGAGCTGGCGCGCGTCCACCAGGAAGGCCGCACGGACAGCGTCGTGAAGGGTGGGCGCAAGGTCCGCTATGCCGCACGCGGCCTGCTCGGCCTTACCGAGGGCGAGCGGGGCATGGCGATCGACATGCTGCTCTCCCACGTCGTCGAACGCTGAACGTCTGCTCTTGTAGAATGCGGTTCTACAAGAGCGCCCCATAGCCATGCCCTCGCGCACCGCCCGACATGGCCGGCGCCATGTCCTCCACCTCCGCCTCGACCACCGTCAACCTCTCACGGCTTGCCCCGCCGACGATCGTCGAGCAGCTCGACTATGAGACGATCCTCGCCCGCAAGGTGGCGCGCGTGCAGGAGCTGCTGCCGTCGTTCGATGCGACAGTCGATAGCGATCCCGCCGTCAAGATCCTGCAGGTGGCCGCCTATGACGAGCTGCTGTTGCGGCAAGACTTCAACGAGCGCCTGACCGCCCGTCTGGTCGCTTACGCAACTGGCGCCACGCTCGATCATATCGGCGCCGCCATCGGCATCGCGCGCCTTGTCGTCACGCCTGCCAATCCGACCACGGGCGCGCCCGCCGTCTACGAGGGCGATGATGCGTTCCGCGCGCGTATCGTTCTCGGCCCCGAGGGCTTCGCAGCGGCGGGGCCTGAGCTGGCTTGGGTAAAATGGGCAAAGGACGCCTCGCCCCTCGTCCTCGACGCCAGCGCCACCACGCCCAATCCGGGGGAAGTGCTGGTCAACGTCCTGTCGACGCTCGGCGACGGCACGGCTGATGCGGCGTTGCTCGACAAGGTACGCGTGATCGTCACCGACAAGGCGGTGCGGCCGCTCGGCGCTTTGGTCACCGTAGCCTCCGCGGCACGGCGGCCGTTCGACGTTTCCGCGCGGATCTGGACCTTCGCAGGCCCTGATGCCGCCCTCGTCCTCGCGACGGCGCGCAGCCGCCTCGACACCTATCTCGCCACCTCGCGCAAGCTCGGGCGTGACATCACTCGCTCCAGCCTGACCGCTGCGCTAACCGCGGAAGGCGTGCAGCGCGTGGAACTGCTGGCCCCGACCGCAGACGTCGTCTGTGATCTGACGCAGGCGGCGCTGTGCACCGACATCACGATCGGCCATGCGGGCTATGACGAATAGCCTGCTACCCCCGAACGCGACGCGCCTCGAACGCGCGCTCGAAGCGGGCGCCGGTCGCCTGACGCCGATCGTCACCCCGGCCGAATCGATCGACGATCCGGCAACGTGCCCGGCCGAGCTTCTCCCATGGCTTGCCTGGGGGCTATCGGTCGATGCGTGGGACGCCGAATGGAGCGAGGCGGACAAACGGAGCGCAGTCGCTACGTCGATCGAGATGCACCGCCGGAAAGGCACGCGCCTGTCTGTCGAGACAGTCGTCGCCCGGTTCGATCAGCTCGCCCATCTTGTGGAATGGCATCAGGCGTCGCCCAGGCGTCCGGCTCACACCTTCGACGTCGTACTGCCGATGGTCACGCCCGCCGGCATCGCGCCGGGCGGCCGCCGCGCACAAGCCGCCTTCACCGATGCCATCATCCGCGAGGTCGCGCGCGTGAAGCCGCTGCACGAGCATATGCGGATGGTGCAGCAGATCGACGCAGCCGGCGCCGTCGGGTTGCAGGCGACGCTACGCGTCCTCGCTTACTTGCGCGACGATGCCGTGATGACGATCGACACGTCTCCCGATTGGGCGGCGTACCTCCAAACCGAAGACGGCGAGCCGATCGAGGACGCCGACACCGGTGCCTATCTGGACACCCGCCCATGATCCCCTTGAAGCTCGTCATGACGACGGCCGGTCTCGGCCGTTTCACTGCCGCACAGAGCGACGCCGGTGTCGATCTAACCGTCACACAGGTCGCCTTCACCGCGACGGCATTTGTCGCGGCGCCGACGCTGACCGCGCTACCGGGCGAGTTTCGCCGTGTATCGACCGTGTCGGGCGAGGCGGCGGGCGACAACCTCGTTCACATGACGGTGCAGGACGATGCCGCGCTGACCTACACCGTCCGCGGCTTCGGGCTGTTCCTCGGCGATGGCACGCTGTTCGCGACCTACAGCCAGCCCGGCGTGATCGCCGAAAAGTCGAGCAACGCGATGCTCGCGCTCGTCATCGACATCGCCTTCCCAGAGGCGGGTGTCGACCGGATAACCTTCGGCGACACCAATTTCCTCAATCCGCCTGGTACTACAACGCGAAAGGGAGTGGTGCGTTTCGCGACCCCTGCCGAGCGCGATACCGGCATCGCCACCGACGTCGCCTTGACGCCCTCGGACCTGCGCAGCGCCCTGCCCATCGGGACGGTGACGATGTGGTATGGCGACGCTCCGAGTGTGCCGGACGGCTGGGCAATCTGCGACGGCCGCGAGGTGGCGCGCAGCGATGGCGAGGGCACGGTCGTGACCCCTAATCTCGTCGGCCGCGCGCCGGTCGGCGCCAGCGTTGCGCATGCCCCCGGGGCGACGTTCGGTGCCAGCGAAACCACCGTCAGCGTCACGCCGAGTTATACGGGGGCATCGGTTTCCACGACCACGCGCGCGGTCGATGCCGGTGGCTCCGCAAGCGGCCTGATCGGCTCGGTCAGCTTCAACGACGCTGCTCATAGCCACGATCTGACCATCGACGTGACGCCGCCCTCGATCGCCCTCCACTTCATCATGAAGGTCTGACCGATGGCCAAGATCTCGCTGCTTCCCGAACTGGACGCGCCTGACGGGAGCGAGCGCGTGCCCGTCCTCGTCGGCGACAAGACCATGGCCGCCAGCATGTCGGGCCTCGTCGAGGGCGCGGTCGGCGGTCTCGCGGCCGATCTCGGCATCACCGACGCCCCTGGCGGGTGGAAAGACGTCGTGATCGATCGCGATGGCCGCATCGTGTCGGGCTATCATCCGCTCCGCGGTGAATATCAGCCCTCGGTCGACGCCGTCGACGATCGGCTCGCCCTGCTCGAACTGGCTGCCCCGCGGCTGGTCGCGCAGATCGGCGGATGGATCTCGGCAGAGGTCGACGAAGAGGGGCGGGTCGTGCGTGGCGTGCATGCCACGCGAGGTGCCTACCCGCCGCCCTCCGACATCGACGATGCCGCCGATATGGCGCTCGTCCGCCGGGCGCTGGTCGCCGCCCAGCTCCGCGGCCTGCGCCTCGAGGCGGCGCCTACCGTCCACCTCACCCCGCCGCGGGTGTTCCGGCGTGAGACGGGCAGTCCGGTCATCCCCGCCGGGCAGCGGATGACGCTCGACTTGCTCGACGCCCGTCTCAGCTTCGGCCATGCCCCCGTGCGCCGCGGCGCCTCCGGATGGACGGCGGACTATCTGCGCGGCCAATGGGTCTCGGCATACGGGAGCCGCGAAGGCGCGACGCAATGGAGCGTGCGCTTTGTGACCGACAGCCCGCAGATCGAGCTGCCGATCACCGGCGGCCAGATCGTGCGCGTGTGGATCGATGATCAGCCGGCCAGCCTCGGCAACACAGTCGATCTGCCGGCGGATAATGAATATCTCGCCTGCATCGACTTCGGCGAAGACATGCGGCCGATCCGCCCGCGCGCGGCCATCGCGGCAGCCGGCACCGGCTATGTCGAGGGCGACGCGCTATCCGTGTCGGGGATCAAGCTCGTCGTGCGCGCCGTCACCGCCACCGGCGCCATCGCCAGCGTGTCGATCGAAGGCTTCGGGCAGCTCACCGTGCTACCATCGGCCCCCGTCGCGGCAATGGGCGGCAGCGGCAATGGTGCCACCTTCGCGCTCTCGGACTCGCTGGGCGGCGTCAGCCAGTCCGGACACACCAGCCGCCGCATGCGGCGGGTCGAAGTCGTTTTCGGGGGCGGTAACGGCTTCCTAGGGCGCATCCGGCTGACGTCGGGCAGCACCGTGCGCCGCTGGCCCGTCGCCGGGCCGCGCCTCGTCACGATGCAAGATAGCTGGGGGCAGATCTACTCGGACGCCATCGACGGCAGCTGGGCGCAGACCGCCGGCCGGATGATCGGCATCCAAGACGTCTGGCAGAATTCGGTCGGCGGTACGGGCTTCACCAACGGCTCGGCCAACACCCCGCGCTACATGGATCGCCTCGTCGATCTCGCCGACGCGGCCGATACCGCTGGGCGACCGATCGTGTTCCTGACGCAAGGCTCGATCAACGACGATTATACCGACGCGAGCGATGCGGCGTTGCAAGCGGCGGTGGAAGCCTATTGGCGCGCAGCCTGGGCGCGGCTCCCGGCCGGCACCATCATGATCCAGACGGGCGTGATGCGGCGCGTCGATGGCGGCAGTCCCGACACGCGCTCGGCCGCGGTACGGCAGGGCTTCGTGGCTGTCGCCGCGGATCTCGATCCCAAGGGCCTGCGGTCCGGCTTCATCGAGACGCGTGGCCTCATGAACGTCGCCACCAACGGACCCTTCTGGATGACCGGCGACGGCGCCCACATGACCCAGCTCGGGCACGACATGGTCGCCTGCGCGATGGCGGCAGAGCTGATCCAAATTTTCCAGTCCCTCCCGATCTATTGAGGATTCGATCATGGCCAAGACCCAGATCACGCCGCTGACCTATGCGACCGACGATAACAGCCTGCTCCTGCTCTGTGCCGATCCTGCCGCCTGCGCGCGCGGCACGACCGACTTCGTGTTCGACTGGCGCGATCCCAACCAGTGGGGCGGCGCCTTGCCGGTCGCTGGCGCGCCGCTCCCCCTGCGCGACTTCCAGAACCTCGCGCTCGACAAATCGGCAATCCTCGTCCGCGACCAGCAGATCATGGCGCCCTACGTCTACGGCACGCAGGCCCATATCTCGGACGGCAAGGGCCTGACCTCGGCGAACGGCGGCACCGTCGGCTATGCCTTGCGCCGTAGCGGTCAGCAGATGAACCGCGCGGCCAGTCCCGTCGCCGAGGGGTTCCGCAGCTTCTATCTCGACGTCTGGGTGATCCTGCGCGGCGAGGCGTCGCAATTCGCGCGCGGGATCTCGGGCCGCGGGCAGGCGTCGACTGTCGAATATGGCTTCGGCGTCGACCACACGACCGGGAACGTAGTCGAGTGGGTGAGCGGCCGGGTCCTCGCTCACGATCGGGCGTTCGGCACCCTGCTGCACCTTGGCCTGTCGCTCGACTTCGACGTGCAGGGCGATACGACCACCGCCCGCACCTTCTGCGACGGCGTCGAGATCGTCGGGGGTGCCGCCTATCCGCGTCCCAGCGCTTGGCCTGACACACAGGGGTATTTCGACTTCGTCGGACTGGCCGGATGGGGCCTTGCTCCCCTTACGCTGGTCCGCACCTCGCGCACCTTCACCGCGTGGCCAGGACAAGGGCGTCTCGATCCGATGGATCTTCATCAAGATGAAGAGCGAGGACGGTCGCGCCTGCTCTTGTAGAAGCGCATTCTACAAGAGCAGGCCCTCGCGTCGTTCAACGCCCCGCGCATGGTCGCGGGGCAATGGTCTACTCTCCCGAATTTCACCGCCTTGTGGGCGATCTCGCGCGTGAAGGCGTCATTGTTTCCGTCGATCGTGTCGCCGGCACCGCACGCGTGGAATTCGCCGACGCGCTGACGACCGGTGATCTTCCTTGGCTGGCACCGCGCGCCGGCAAGACACGCATTTGGTCGCCGCCCTCTGTAGGCGAATGTGTCCTGGTTCTCGCGCCCGAGGCAGACGCCACCCGCGGGATCATCGTCGGCAGTCTGTCGAGTAGCGCGCATCCGCACCCTGCACAGGACGGATCGACACTTGCTGAATTCGACGATGGCGCGACGATCAGCTACGATCCCGAAACCCACGCTCTCATGGCGTACTTGCCGGCCGATGCGACGGTGATGGTAGTGGCACGCGGCGGACTGCACTTTACCGGCGACCTGACGGTCGATGGCAAGATCCACGCGACCGACACGATCACCGCCGATGGCGACGTCGTCGGCGCCGGCAAGAGCCTGAAGGACCACGTCCACACGAAGGTACAGGCCGGCGCCGCGATCTCGGGACCGCCGCAATGATCGGCATGGACCGCCACACCGGCAAGGCCATCGCCGGCACTGACCACCTGTTCCAGTCGATCGACGACATCCTGTCGACCCCCGTAGGCACGCGCGTCGGCCGTCGCGATTACGGTTCGCTCGTGCCCCGCCAGCTCGACCAGCCCAACAACCCGGCCGGGCGCCTGCGCGTCATTGCCGCTGCAGCGCTGGCGCTGATGCGCCAGGAGGGCCGCGCCCGGATCGCGCGGATCTCCCTCTCGCCCGGTGCCCAGCCGCATCAGGTCGTGCTGACCGTCACCGGTCGCCGCACTGACATCGCCGACAACCCCGCCTTTACCGCCTCGTCCACCATCCGCGCCCTCTCGGCGCTCGCCTGAAAGGTCCACCCATGAGCTTCCTGCACGGGATCAACGTCACCGAGGTGAAGAACACCAAGCGCGGCATCGCTACGATCGCCACCGCTGTCATCGGCCTGGTCGCAACCGCCCCCGACGCCGTCGCTGGCGCCTTCCCGCTCGACACGGCGGTTAAGGTCGACAATCTCGACGACGCCATCACCAAGGCCGGCGCAGGGGGCACACTGCGTGCAGCATTGCGCGCTATCGCCGGACAGGTGACCGCCCCCGTCGTCGTCGTGCGTGTGGCGCCCGGTGCCAACGCCGATGCGACGGCAACCGCCTTGGTCGGCGCCGACGTCGCCGGCGTTAAGACGGGCATGCAGGCGCTGCTGACCGCGTCCGCGCAGCTCGATCTGCATCCCCGGATCATCGGCGCGCCGGGCCTCGAAAGTGAAAAGGTGACCAAGGGATTGGCTGCGGTCGGCAAGAAGCTGCGGGCGCACGTCTACGCACAGGCGCTTGGCCTCGACCGCGGCGAGGCGATCACGCACCGCGGCCTGTTCGCCGACGCGCGCGAACTGACCCTGCTGTGGCCAGGGGTGACCGCGCCCTATGGCGCCGACGGCGCCAGCATCCCCGTGCCGATCGCGGCGGTCGCCATGGGCGCGCGCGCCGCGATCGACCAGACGCAGGGCTGGCACAAGACGCTGTCGAATGTCGATCTCGCCGACATCGACGGGCTGACCGCAGACGTCGCGTCCGACATTCAGGATCCCGACTGCGACGCCAACGTGTTGAATGCCTCGGGCCTGGTGACCGTCGTTCGCATGGGCGGCGCCCTGCGCTTCTGGGGCAACCGTACCTGCGCCGCGGCGGACAGCGATTTCGTCTTCGAAAGCGCCGCCCGCACGCAACAGATCCTCGCCGATACCGTCGCGCTGGGCCTGATCTGGGCAATTGACAAGCCGCTGCGCCCCAGCCTTGCCAAGGACATCGCCGAGCAGATCAACGAGAAATTCCGTGTCGAGACCCGCGCCGGCCGCCTGATGGGTGCTGTCGCCGTCTTCGACGCCAGCCGTAACCCCGACGCCAGCCTGAAGGCCGGGAAACTCGTGATCGGCTTCCGGTACACGCCCGTACCACCGCTCGAAGCGCTCTTCCTCGAGCAGGAGATCAGCGACGAATTCCTCGCCGACTTCACGTCGCTCGTCGTCGCGGCCTGATCGCGCCCGCCACCCCACCGACACTCCCAAGGACCGCCGCCATGTCGATCGCCCCCAAGCTCAAGCAGATGATGATGTTCAACGACGGCGATGCCTTTATCGGCGAAACCGTCTCGGTCACGCCCCCCAAGCTTGTCCGTAAGCTGGAGGAATACCGCGCCGGCGGCATGAGCCGGCCGGTAAAGGTCGACATGGGCGGCGAGCCGCTGGAAATGGAAGCGGTCTACGGCGGCCCCATGCGCGCCGTCCTGCGTCAATACGGCCAGCTTAACCTGTCGGGCGTGCAGCAGCGCTTCGTCGGCTCGTTCATCGACGACGACACCGGTCAGCCCGTCGTGATCGAGATCGTCACCCGCGGCCGGCACGAAGAGATCGACATGGGCGAGATGAAGCCCGGCGAAGATAGCGAATTCAAGGTCAAGAGTCAGCTCGTCTACTTCAAGCTCTCGTGGAACGGCGTCGTCGAGATCGAGATCGACGTCCTCGGCATGATCGAGATCGTCGGTGGGGTCGACCTGATGGCGCCGCATCGCGCCGCCCTGGGCCTTTGACGTAAGGGGCGCCCTCCGGCGCCCGCGCCGCAAACCCGCCGTCCTCCACCGCCCTCAGCTTCCCCGATAGGATTTTCACGATGAGCGACCAGACCGACATGCCGACCCCTGTTGCCCCCGGCGACTTCACCCTCGAACACGACATCGTCGTCAACGGCAAGGTAGAATTGCCCGCGGGCACGACGATCCACGTGCGCAAGCCTATGGGTGGGGAGCTCCGCGGCGCCAATCTCGGTGGCCTCGTCCGCATGGATTACAACCAGGTCGCAATGGTCGCCCCCCGCGTCACCAGCCCGATCCTGCACGCGCACCTGTTCGAAGTGATGGATCCCGCCGACGTGACCCAATTCGCCGGGATCATCGTCGATTTTTTGCTGCCGACGTCGACGAAGGATGCGCTCTCCCAGAGCGCGTAGAAGAGCCGATGGCGGATATCGCCTTCGTCTTCCACTGGCCCCCCGACGTCATGGACGCGTTGTCCGTGTCCGACCTGATGCAATGGCGCGAGCGCGCGGCGCGCCGTCACAACCCGGAAGGGAAATAGCGTGTCATCCGACCGCAATCTGCGCATCCGCATGCTTCTGGAGGCCGGCGACCGCGTCACCGGCCCGCTGCGCGATATCGCCGGCGGGTCGACCAAGGCCGCGCAGGCGCTGAAACTGACGCGCGATCGGCTGAAGGAGATCAAGCAGGCGCAGGGCGACATCGACGGCTTTCGCGGCCTGAAGGCCGGGCTGCAATCGACCAATACCCAGCTCGACGCATCCAAGGCGCGTGTCGCCGAGCTGCGCGGGGAGATCGCCGCCACCGACAAGCCGACGCAGGCGCTGACCCGCGCGCTCGCCAAGGCCGAACGCGAGGTGACGACGCTGGAGGCGACCGAACGGCGCCAGACGCAGGCGTTGAGCGAAATGGGGCTGAAGCTCCACACCGCCGGCATCGACACAGAGGATCTGGCGCGTCACCAGCGCCGCCTGCGTACCGAGGCCGTTCAGACCAACCGCGAGATCGCCGAACAGGAACGCCGCGTCGGCCAGCTCGCCGATCGCGAGCGCCGCATGGCGGCCGGCCGCGCCCGCTTCGCCAAGATCCAGGGCATGGCGACCGGCCTTGCCGCCGGCGGTGCCGCCGCGATCGGGACCGGCATGGCGATGGCCGCACCGCTGATCGGCAGCATCAAAGCCGCGCAGGAATACGAATCGGTCATGACCGATATCGGCCAGAAGGCCGATCTGTCGCGTGTCCAGGCGACCGCCCTGGGCAAGAACCTGCTCATCTCGGCCAAGGCCGCAAACCAGATGCCGGCGGACATGCAGGCCGGCGTCGACGCGCTCGCCGGGCTAGGCGCCAAGGTGCCCGACGCGGTCAAGATGATGACGCCGATCGGCCGAGCCGCCACGGCGTACAAGGCCGAGATCGCGGACCTGTCGAACGCTGCTTATGCGGCGACCGACAATTTGAAGGTGCCCGTATCGCAAACGCAGCGCATCATCGACATCATGGCGTCGGCCGGGAAATCGGGCGCATTCGAGATCAAAGACATGGCGCAATATTTTCCGGCGCTGACCGCAGCCTATCAGGGGTTGGGGCAGACCGGTACAGGCGCCGTGGCGGATCTCGCCGCGGGCCTTCAGATCGCGCGCAAGGGCGCCGGAGATGCGGCCAGCGCCGGCACCAACCTCGCCAACATCCTGCAGAAAATCGCCTCGCCCGCCACCAACAAGGCGTTCGAGAAGATGGGCGTGGATCTGCCCGCCGCGCTGAAGAAGGCGTATGCGGAGGGCAAGACACCGCTGGAGGCCATCGCCGAGCTGACCAACAAGACGCTGAAGGGCGATTTGTCGAAACTCGGCTACCTATTCGAAGACGCACAGGTGCAGCAGGGCCTGCGACCGCTGATCCAGAACATGGACGAATATCGCCGCATACGCGCCGAGGCGTCGAAGGCGGACGGCACGACCGATCGCGACTTCGCCGAGCGCATGAAGGATTCGGCCGAGCAGACCAAGCAGCTCAAGATCAACGCGACGACGCTGGCGATCACCCTGGGCGCGCAGCTCCTGCCCACCGTCAATGCCGTCGCCACCAAGGCGAACGCCTTCGCAACGTGGATCGGCGACGTCGCCAACCGCTATCCGAACGCCACCAAGGCCATCGCGATCGGTGCCGCCGCGTTCGCAGCGCTCTTCCTCGTCCTGGGCGGCGGGGCGATCGTCATCGCCGGCTTGGTGGCGCCGTTCGCGGCTTTGTCCTTCGCGGCCGGCGCGCTCAACATCGCCATGCTGCCCCTGATCGGCATCACGCTGGGCGTCGTCGCCGGCGTCGTCGCGATCGGTGCCGCGGCGTACCTCATCTATCAGAATTGGGGCGCCATCGGCGGCTTCTTCTCCGATATGTGGACCGGCATCGTCTCGCGGTTCACTGGCGCCGCCAGCGCGGTGACCGGCATCTTTCGCGGACTCTGGTCGGGCGTGAAGTCGATCTTCTCGATGAGCCTGCTCGACATCTATAAGAATCTGTTTTTCTTCACCGGCTATGCGCTCGGCACGCTGTTCCGGTTCGGCACGATTGCTTACAACTGGCTAACCGGAACGTTGCCTGGGCTATTGTCGTCCGGCTGGAGCGCTGCATGGGCGATGCTCACCGGCGCGATCAGCGCGTCATGGAATTGGCTGACAACCCGATTCCCGGCGATGCTGGCGAGCGGGTGGAACATCGCCTGGGCGAGTTTCAAAGGCGCGATGCGCGCCGCGTTTATTACGTTGCCTGCGATGTTCTTCGACTTCGGCGTGATGATTATCCAGGGGCTTTGGAACGGCATCAAGAGCGCGCCCGGCCGGCTATGGAATGCCGGCGTAGCCATGGCGCGCGCGCTGTCGGGCGGCTTCAAGAAGGCGAATGAAATTCAGTCGCCCAGCCGCGTTTTCATGCGGCTTGGCGGCCATGTCGTCGACGGCCTCACCAACGGCCTCGCGCGCCAGGAGGACGAGCCGGTGCGGCGCATGGACAGCCTCTCGAACCGCCTGTCCAAGGCAATCGTAACGGGCAGCGCGATCCCGGCACTGGCAATGGGCGCGGTTCCCGCCGGTGCCACCACCGCTTCGCCGGCCGGCGCGGCGCCGGCGGCACGAACGTACAACATTACGATCAATCAGCTTCCAGGGCAGGACGGGCCGGCGTTGGCGCGCGCCGTTGCCGACGAGCTGGACCGCCGTGAGCGCGAGGCGGCGGCCCGCACACGATCCTCCTACGCCGACCCGGTCGATTGGGAGACCGTGTAATGCTGCTCGCGCTTGGTATGTTCGTCTTTTCGATCGACACGCTGGCATTCGACGATCTCAATCGGCGGGCGAACTGGCGCCACGCCACCTCAACCCGCGTCGGCACGCGCGACGCCACGCAATTCACTGGCCCCGGCGAAGAGACGATCTCGCTGCCCGGCTCGGTATTCCATGAGATCGCGGACGGCAGCGTGTCGATCGACGAACTGCGCGCCATGGCGAACACCGGCGACGCCTGGTCGTTGGTCGACGGGCGGGGTTACGTCTATGGCGCGTTCGTCATCACCGGCATCGACGATCGCGGCAAGGGGTTCTTTCCGGACGGTACGCCCCGTCAGATCGACTTCTCGATCGAGCTGCTGCGCGTCGATCACGACGACGCATGATCGCGAACATTCCCGCCATCCGCGTTCTGGTCGACGGCAAGGATATCACGCCGATGCTCGTCGGTAAGATACCGCAGCCGCACGGCCGCCCGCCGCGCTCGCGCCTCATCAGCCTCGGAATAACCGAAAAGCGGGGCGGGGAGGCCGACCAGCTCGACCTAGTGATCGACGATACCGACGGCGCCGTGCCGCTGCCACGCGATGGCGCGCGGATCCACGTCTGGCTGGGATGGAAGCAGGGCAGCGACGTGACCGCGGGGCTGGTCGACAAGGGTTGGTTCATCGTCGACGAGGCGAACCATGCCGGTCCGCCCGACCTCATCACCGTCCGCGCCCGGGCGGCCGACTTCACCGGCGACATCAAGACGCGGCGCGAACAGGGCTGGCACGATACGACGCTCGGCGCCATCGTGTCGGAGATCGCCGGCCGTAACCGCCTGACGGCGCGATGCGCGCCCGCCCTCGCCGGCATCGCGGTCACGGCAAAGGCCCAGACCGGCGAAAGCGACCTCGCCTTCATCGCCCGGATCGGCCGCGAACATGGCGCCGTCGCCAAAGTTGTACGCGACGTCTTGGTCGTCTCGCCGATATCCGCCGGCGTGACGCCCACCGGGAAGTCGCTGGCTACCGTCACCATCGCCCGCCGCGACGGCGACAGCCACCAATTCAGCCGTCAAAAGCGCGAGGACGTGCCTGGCGTCACCGCGACATGGCACGATCGCGCCTCGGGCAAGCGACAGGAATTCGTCGCTGGCAAGAAGGATGGCGCCAAGCGCATCCGCAAGGTGTTCGGCAACGAGCAGGACGCGGCCACCGCCGCCAACGCCGCCAAGGCGCGCGCCGGCCGCGAGCCTGTCTCACTGACCCTGACGCTCGCGCTCGGGCGGCCGGACGTCCACCCGGAAACGAAAGCCACGGTCACGGGGTATAAGGCGGTAATCGACGCGGTGGCGTGGCTCGTCGCCGAGGTGACGCACACCTACGGCGACCGGGGATATACGACAGGGCTTAGGTTAGAAGCGGCGAATTGATCGCCCTTTCGTCCCCACCGGTTATCATCGAATTGAGCTTTGTCTTAAGACACTCGGTGTCCCTTGTTTCACACTCCCATACGATCACGACGTTCCAACCCTTAGTGCGTAAGGCGTCCTCGTTACGCTGATCTCGGGAAACGTTAGCTGCGAATTTATCCTGCCAGAAATCCACCCTCGTTTTGGGCATGCTGGCTTTTTTACAATTCGAGTGCCGATGCCAAAAACAACCGTGTACGAATATGGCTGTCTTATATTTAGGCATTACAATATCAGGGCGACCAGGAAGATCGCCACGATGCAGTCTAAATCGATAACCGAGGCTGTGCAGCGCCCTCCTGACTGCTATTTCCGGCTTCGTGTCCTTTCCTTTGACCTGCGCCATAAGGCGAGATCGCTGCGGACTAACGTCAGCGCGCTTCGCAGTATTCACTAAGCTGGATACGCCGCTAAGTGGCGGCGGACTGAGCGTGCTATCACTCGACCCAAGGCAACTGGAACTGCATTGCCGATCAGTCGGCCGACGCTTCGCATATTGACCCTGTCACCCGGTCGGACGAATTCATAGTCGCGAGGAAACGACTGCAGCATCGCACCCTCTCTTAGCGAAAGGGCGCGATCCTGTTCGGGATGACCGAACCGGCCGTTGCCGAAACCGTAGAATAGCGTTGTCATCGTCGGTGAAGGATCGTTCCAGGTCATGCGCCCATATACCGATCGGTACGTGCTACCCGATGCCGAACGGTGACAATCAGCAACCAGATCCTCTTCCCAGTCCGCCCAACTTCCGCCCGGCCGAGACGCGCGAATTCGCCTCAGATTGAGTTCCGAAAGCTTCGCTGATCTATGCAGTGGATCGCACGCATCCACGCCACCTGCGGCAAGAGGCGGCAGATCGCCAATTTCGTCGCGTACCGAGCGGGCTTGAGCGAGAACCTCCGGTTGCTCCAGCTCGATCTTGCCGAGTTTCGACGCAAGCACAACCAAGCGATTACGCTTTTGCGGCAGCCCGTATTGAACCATTGGAACTATCCCTCGGAAAACATGATAGTTCTTGGCTTTCAAGCGCGCTTCGAAGTCACCTAAGAGTCTTCCTCCGTCGAAGTCGGCAAGCTTTGGAACGTTCTCCATTGAAACGACGTCCGGTTCGCATTCCGCAATCAGTCGAGAGAATTTTTCAACTAGCGCGTACTTGGCTTTCCCGCGTCCCTTTTGATTATAAGTCGAAAACGGTTGGCACGGCGCACATCCAACCAGCACCCGGCGACCGGATTCCGGGTACAATGAGCACAGGTCATTGGCTGTCAGCTCGTCCACGTCTCTCCTGATGAAACGAGACGCGTTGTTGTACTCGAAAGCGTACTCGCATGCCGGATCCAAGTCGATGCCCGCTGCAATGGAAAAGCCCTCATTGCGAAAGCCATGGGCAAGCCCACCCGCCCCGCAAAACAGATCGACCACCGATGCCACCGCAGGCAAGGCAGGGCGAGGGGGCTCAGCGGAATTCGTTGGCGCAACCATAAGCCGATCCATTGCCGTGGTCAGGGATTCAACACAAGGCCGGTGGCCTCCTTGATGCCGTTGGTGACGTAGGCGTTTCGCTTGGCGCGGGAGTCGTTTTGAAGGTCCGCGACGATCTCGTCCATCACGTCTCGCCCCAAGATGGTCAGCACGAGGGTTAATAGCAAGCCGCACACGGTTGAGCTGCCGAGCGGGAACGTCGGACCTTTCGTGGAGCGCGGGAGTGCGCACGCGATCGGCACCCGATCAGGGGTCATGGAGTCGATCGGTTGAGCGTGATGAAACCGATGCTCGCGGCCTTGCCAACTCGGCGTTTCAAAACGGTAGCCCCAAAATTGCGGGACATGACCCTTCGGCGTGGTTTCCCCAGCGACCGAATGCCGGCCACCCAAGCGAAACATGCCGTAGAGAAAATGCGCCTCCGGTTGCCCCTCGAGGCGCCAGCTGCACCACAGAAACGAGTAGCCGTCATTGGTATAGCGGCTTGGTTCCAGCTCGATGAAATGATTGTCGGGAAATTGCTTGTTTAAGGAGCCTTTTTGAAGGTCGGCAAGCTCACGCTGACCCAGTCTGGCGTACTGATCGACGATCCGCCTCAGCTCGCCCGACTTTGGCTCATCTTTGGCGTGTTCCCCCGGAACCATACCTAGGTTGCGCCGATTCGTTTCGCCACCTCGCTGCGCGAGCTTCTGTAGGATGATTACCAGTCCCCTCGCTTCTTCCTCCATGGCCAGACCTATACCGAGGCGAGGCGCCGGCTCGGGCCATAGCTGATGTCCGGATGAAAGAAGGCTAGGTATCTGACGTCGAATTGATTGTGAAAGCCCGCCCGGAACGGCTTGGCTGCGTCGAACGGTATGAAGATTGAGGCGTCCTCTGCGAACACGACGTCGGCGAATTTGGCCGGGTCGTATTCGGAGCGTCCCTTGCGAACGACGTCGAGCTTGAGGAGGTCTGGCCACCAGAACGCATCCTGCCCGAGCCAACCCGCATGCCCTTGGAATTTCGCACCGGCGACGTCATCGATCAACGCTTCCGCTCCGAATACGATCGCTCGATTCCACGTCGCGATATCCAAAGGATCGCCCAACTCCGGACGCATCAGGAATGGCATGCGCTGTAGCAAGTGGGGAACATCCACTAGAACATTTTGTGGTCCCACCACCGCCCGCGAATACCACTTGGACAAACGCGCTACTGTCGCCGCCATAGCCCTTCGCTTATTGGACTCTATCGCTCGTGCGACCTCCTTATGTTCCGTCGACTGCATCAGGAATTTTCGAACGCTTAGCTTTTGCAAATCATCCGCGTTCGTCACCTGGTTCGACAAAAAGCCGACCGCCTCATCGCTCAAAGCCGAGACATGTCGCTCCGGAAATTGCAATACATCAAGTATAGGCTGGTCGAATGCATCGAGTAGGCCGGACGTAAGATTTCCGCGGTTGTCGATCACCTTTCCGATATCCGGCCAAGTCCAAGGAGCGAACGTCGCGCCATCCCTTTGTCCGCCCCAGAGAGTTTGCGAACCAATCAGAGACGAGTCGATGTTGAGATCGGCGAAGCTTTCCAAGTGACCCCGCATCTCAAGGTCGAACATGGCCTTATCGACGAACTGATTCATGACGACCACGAATGCGCAATCGGAATAAAGCCTAGCCATCCGGGCAAAGCCCTCGCCCGTATGCCGCGCATTCTGCGCATCAATCTCCAAGAGATCGTAGTCGACGACGAGAATGTCGGCTTGGTCGAATTGCGTTTCGACTTTGTCGGAGCTGCTATTCTCCGAAGTAGGGATACGCGTCAGCAGATTTCGAAATTGGGCGCGAGCATCCTCTATGCGCTCCACGTCTACGCCTGAACCAACGGCCTTGGCTATTTGCTTCTGCCAGTCCGCCGCAAGGCTGGGATTGTCGTCGCAAACAGCGATGCGCTTAATGCTCATTCACCGCTACTCCAGCTAATTTGAAATGTCGTCGGACCGCCGTCTTCTACGAATCTGACCTGGCATCCGCGCAAGCTTGCGATCATCCGCACGATCGTCAAACCAAGACCCATACCGCCCAATCCTAAAGCCGAGCGTTCGGACGACGCCACCTGCCGCCGCCTGAATGGCTCGAAGTAGGTGTGTGAGCTGGGAACGTCTATGGGAAGTCCGTTGTTGCTGATGCGCAGCCAACTACTGCGTCCTGTCCGCCCGAACCGGAAGGCAATTCGGGGCTCGTCTATATCAAGCATTGCATTCGCTGCGTTAACCAACACGTTTTGCAATAGAGCATGCCAATCGGCGAATGTCGCTGGTGGGAAATAGACATGACCGGGAATATCTATTTCCGTGGCTACGCGCGGCATGAGTGGCTCGGTCGCCCGTATCACCTCCTCGACGACGCTACGGACCTGCAACGCTTCCACGACATCACGGTCTTCCTGGCTTAGCATCGGAGCAAAGATGCGCCGAGTGGCTTCCAACCGATTGAGCCAAGTGTCGATGTCGCCTGCGACACCCGAAACTTCCGGATCGTCGATCCGGGCCGCAATGGATTTCAGGCGGCGGACCAATTGACGCCCGAGCCGTATCTCCTTCTTGTTCTCATGTTCCAGGGCGAGGGCGGCCATGCCAGTCGATGCGAGCGAGCCGAGTAGCGATCTCTCGGCATCGTCGGCCTCGCTCTGCTTGGCTATCGACGTGCCTAATTCGATGATCTCCGAGGATATATTTCGAATGATCTCGTCATCGGGATATCGGATCGTAGCGGTCTGGGCCAGATCCTCAAGACCGGCGACCCTGGCTATGGGCGGCAGCGACGGCCGCACGATCTCTATCATGCGATCGGCACGGATGCGCTGTCTTGTGGCGTAGTAGTCGATCGACGAGCGTACCGCCTGAGCCAGCTGCTCGAACGCGTCGTTGCCGGCAAGGCGATCGCGCGTGATCAGGATCTTGAGATATTCGCCGCTGGTTCGCTGTTCCGACGTAGCTGCGGCGTATTCCGCGCCTGTGTTGATCCTCACCACGCCTAGAATACGGCCCTGCGTCGGCAAATCGTTTAGGGCACGGCTCGCCTGCAAGCGCGACGGCAGCAGGGTGGACGCCGACTTTCGGTGTGAGTGATCGAACTCGATACCCAACCAGTCGGTTTCCGCTCCATAGTAGGGCAACTTGAAGCCGCTATCGTAAAGCGTCACGCCGCCGAACTTTTGGAGATAATCGCGCGCATCCTGAACGGGAACGTTGCCGGGCTGCCTTCCGACGAAGTCGTAGATGCGGATCTGCCATTGCGCTTCGTGGACGAACCAGTCCGGCCAGGTGTCGAAGTCACGCAGATCCTCGATGGGCCAGCTGTCGTGCAGGCGCTCGCCGTCCGCGAAGCGTAAATCCACGTCGACGAAATGCCTATCGCCTTCGCTGCGGACGGATCCAACGATCGCAGCGTGCCAGCTGTCGATGATCGCGCGCATCTGATTGGAGAACGTGGTGTCGAGGCCAGGGCGATCGGTATCGAAACCGATGGTGAAATCGAGTTCGTCGCTGTCACCGGTGGACCGGCTTCCCCATCCGGCGAACGGCGATTGCAGGCTCCAGATCTGCCTGCCCAGCAACTTGATATCTTCTTCGGCCCACCCCTGCTTCAATTCCTCCATGATCACGGTCGTACCGGTGGCACTTCCACCGGGGTACAATCCGGACCCCGCCGGCTCCGATTTGTACTGCGCCTGCGCGTTCGTCAGCAAGCCAGCCTCTACGGCCGTGTCCCAATCGACCAGGGCGTGCAATCGCCTGCTCAAGTCCTCTTCCGACGTGGTGACTAACTGCATCCGGTGAGCGAGGAATTGCGCTGATAGGCGACCAACGCCTTTCGAACCTGTAGTGGACCGACCGAATTTACGGCTGCGGGTGATCCGCTGCTTGTTTCGGGTGCCGATCGTCATCCAATGTTGCTGGAACTCGGCTGTGCTCATGCCGTGACCGTTGTCGGACACGGTAATCCTATTACCTTGCAGTCTGATCTGGCAGATCGTGGCGTCTGCGTCGTAAGCGTTTTTAACCAATTCGGCGAGCGCCGTATATGGCTGACCCACCAAGCGCTCGCCCAACTCCCGTATGAGAGCGGAGTCTGCCGAAAATGGGAAGGGCTCGTAAGCGGGGTCTTCCGCTTCGATCGTGAAGTCGTCGACCGTATCGGAGACGTCGATGGTCACTCCTGATTTACCTCAATCGTTGAGCTCATAAGGCCGTTCGTGATTTGGGCGATAATTACGTACATTTTTTATGGTTATCACTTAAAAACCCAGCGCCTCGTCCCAGGGCATCACGCGGTGAACGGCGGATACCTGTTCGTTCGGCACCTCGAATTCGACCACTGGATTGAACTGACGTAGGACGACGACGCCGGGCCGTCGGCGCACCAGTTGCTTGATGAGGACGTGGCGGATTTCCTCGCCGTCGAAGGTGGGGCCGCGGAGCTGGACGACGACGTCGTCGCCGACACCGGCTGCGCGGCGGGGGTCGACCAAGACGCGTCGGCCGGAGTCATAGCGCGGTTCCATCGAATGGCCCGACACCTCGACGACGTAAAGGTCGGGGCGTCCGGTGACGCCGATCGGCCGCGCCATGAAGTCCATGGGTGCGGACATATGGACTTCCGTTTGCTCGACCTTCACGACGATCCCATGTTCGTCGCTATATTCTAAGTCCGCGCCCAGCGCGCTCCCATATATCGGCAATGTTTTCGGAAGTCTGCGGAAAGCCTCCGGCGGTATGCCAGCGACCTCCGGCAAGGTCCGTTCGATTGCCTTTTCACGACCGAGCAGCCAGTCACTCGTCGTTCCTAGATGGTCCGCTATCGCATCTAGTCTGTCGATTGCGGGCATGTGCCCCTTCTTCACGATATTTCGGATGGCGTCAGGCTGATTGAGCGCCGCCATGGAGATCTCGCGCGCCGACACATTCAGCTCAGACAGCTTGGCCTGGATGCGCTCCTTCAAAATATCAGGTGCTGAACTCATGACGCACACTTGCCTTGCCGCACATGCGGTATGCCAGCGGCAAATACGCCGTTGACAAGAGCGTCGTATACGACGCAGTAAGCGGCATGAACGACGCATATGAGAACGCTTTGCGAACTGTCGCTGAGTCGTATGAAGCTGAAGTTATTCGCTGGGGCGGTAAATCGCTTTCGCGCGTGGCAACAATCGTCGTCAGCAGCGGCGCGTTCTTCACTCGCCTTAAAGCGGGGGCGACGTTCTCCGTCGCGAACCTCGAAAAATTCAATGCATGGTTCCGTGTCCCGGCAAACTGGCCCGACCGTGTCATCCCTCATGACGCTGCAACGGCACTTATCAGCATGGGGCGCCCGCCTGTATCCGATGTCTCTATGACGCACGCTTACCGCAGCGACGACGCATCAGTCGCTTGCGATCGAGTCATCGTTTTGCGGGGGCAGGAATGACCAAGGCACGCACCCCCGACAGCTTCGCCGATGCCATGGGCAAGGTTATCGCGCTGATCGGCGCGGCCGAGGCGGCGAATGTCGCCAGCCAAGCGGCGGGGCGTACCTATGCGGATCGCACCATGTACGAATGGGCGAACCCCGACAGCGGCACCTTGCCCAGCTTGGCCGTCGCGCTGGCGCTTGACACGGCCTATCAGCTCGCAGGGGGCGAGGACGCGCCGTTCCGCGACGCCTTTTCCCATCAGCTGGGCATGGCCGTCGACCAGCAGGACGTATGCCGGCGCGAGCTGGTCGCCGACCAAGTCGAATTGCTCCGCGAATCGGCCGACCTGTCCGCCGCCCTTATCCACGCCGCCCAGCCCGGCGCTTCCCCGCTCGATCATCATCGGGCGCTGGTCGAGGCGCAGCAGCTCGACGGCGTTCTGCGCCGCATCCGCCGGCGCCTGCCCAAATTCCTTCGCCTCTCCATGCCGGACGGGTCGGGGAGAACCGGGGTGTGAAACAGGTGAAAAAGAGGAAGAACAATTATCCGCCGCGCATACCGGGCATGACGTGCCCGCACTGCGAAACGCGGTCGATCGCCTACGACAGCGTTAAGATCGACCGGCTGACGCGCGAGATCCGCTATCGCTGCGACGATGTCGATTGCGGGCATGTCTTCGTGGCGCAGCTCGCCGTCGTGCGGACAGTCCATTCCAGCAAGCGGCCCAACCCCGCGGTGACGCTGCACGTCGGCCCCTGGGGCAACCGCGCGCCCGCCAACGACGACACCCGCATCCCCGCCAACGACGACAAGCCCGACGCGGCCGAGATCGCGCCGACGCCGGGCTAATCCCACCGCCCTGATCCCCCGCGGCTGACCGCCGCATCCCTTCGCCACCGCACCCCAATCCGGAAGTCCCCGCTTCCGGCGCCGCCTCCGCCTTGTCCGAAAGGAACGACGCATGATCCACTACACCCTGCCGCCCCGCCGCAGTCCGCGCCTTGCCGGCGCGATCCATTCCGCGGTGGAGGCGCGCACCTCCACCGCCCCTGTCACCGCCGAACGTTACCTGCGCCTGCGGCGCGAGGCGGCGGGCCTCACCATCCTGCAGGCCGCGCGCCGCATGTTCGGCAGCGACGACGGCAAGGTGCGGATCGCGGTCGACCTGATCACCGCGCTCGAAACGCCGGGCGTGCGGGCGAAGGTGGGCCTGACGCTCGACCGGCTATCGCTCGCCTTCAGCTTCGACGCCGACGTGTACCGCCAGCTCGCCCACGACCCCGCCGCCCGCCACCCGCGCGTGTGCTTCGGCTGCGGGTGCAGCCAGAACGACGCCTGCGTCTCGGCCGACGGCCACGAATGTTGCGCCTGGTCGCCGATCAGCCGCGACGGCGCCGCGATTTGCACGCGCTGCGCGGGAGATGATCAGTGACCGCCGGCCGCACCACCGCCCGCCGCTCGCGTCGTTCGCGCGCACTACGGATCCTCGGCATCGCGGTCGCCGCGGTCGCCGCGCTGATCGTCGGCCTGTTCATGCTCGTCGCCGGCGTCGCCGCGGAGCGCCGCTGATGCGCGCCGTCCTCGACATCGTGGTCTTCGCCGGCGCCGCATCGGCCGCGATCGGCACGATCCTCGCGACCGTGGTGCCGCAGCATCGCCGTATCGTCGACCTGCTTGCCATGAGGGGGCTGTAATGGGGGTTCTCACCGACGGCGCGGTCGTAATTTCTTTCCCGATCGCGAAGGTGAAGGTGACGGGCTTTACCAGCGCCGCTGGTGCGCGGGGCGTCACCAAGGTTCGCGTCGATCTTGAGGTGTCGGATCCGTGGGAGCTGGCGGACCTGATCCGCGATCTCGCCGAGATCCGCGAACATATGGCAGCCACGCGTGCCCCGCGCGTCAACCGGTGAGGCGCCCCATGGCATCGCTCATGGCGACCGCGTCCTCTACCTCGGCGCCGGCCAGCGGCGCGGGCAGCACGGCGACGCCCTGTCTCCCCGCAGGGTCTTCGCCGGCATCCGATTCGATGACGGCGTCGCTGCCCTGTGCCTCGTCCGCGATCTCCACCCGATCCCCCGCCGACCGCCGCCCATGTGGTGAACCGTCGCCGACCCTTGGCGAAGGCAATTCTACAAGAGCCGCCACTGGCGCCGCGGATCGCTCCCCCTCCACGAAAGGGCCCTCCATGACGAACGACACCCCGCCCACCGGCGACCGCCAGCTTTCCCCCGCTGCGCCCGCCGATGCGGCGACCTGTTCACAAAAATCGGAACACCCTAGCGCGCTGCCAATCGACGTTCGCCGGATCATGGGCCTCGACACCGCGGCCAAGCTGGTAGGGGCGGGCGATCTCGCCGACGAAATGTGCATCACGCGCCGGGCACTCAGTTACAAGATAAACGGCGAACGCGGGGCATCCGACGATGACATGCTCGGCGCTGTACGGCTGCTCGAACGCCAGGCGGCAAAGCTGCTCACCCACGCCCACAAGCTACGTGCGATCGTCACCGACCCCGTCTCGCAGACGCTCGCCACCCCGCTGCCCGTTCAAATCGCCACCGTCCTCGCGCATTGCGACCTCGTCGAGCGCTTCGGCTACGAGCGGATGGGGCAAGGGCCAGACGCCTCGCCGCACCTCCTGTCGGCCGCTGCGCGCCGGCTGGCGGCATCGATCATATCCGAAAGCACGAAGACAGGGGCGCAGGGCTGATGCAGCGCGCCACCTTCACGATGAGCCTCCGCGCATTGGAAGTCATCCGCGACGGTGACGCGCGCCTCCTGCTGGCGGCCGACAAGCCGATGTCGGCCGCCGCCCATTCCGTGATCATCGACAACGTCATCGAGATCGCGCTCGATCTCGCGTCGGCGGTGAAGGCCGCGGCGGCCGGCGACATCGATGCCGCCCGCCGCGCGATCCTCAGTCTCCGCCTCGACGAGCTGAAGGTCCGGTCATGAACCGCAACCCCGGCTATTGCCCCCGCGAAGCGATCGGCAAGCGCGTCCGCGTGACGCTCGCCAATGGCATCGTCGTCACATCGCCCGGCTGGCCTGCCGACGGCAAGGGTGCCTGCCGGTGGACGCTACTCGGCCTCCCCCACGACATCGCCGCATTCGAGGTTAATCCATGAGCGCCAGCCGGCTTTCCGCTGCGGCGATCGACTGGAACCAACGCCACATTGCGTTGTGGTCCGCCCTTGCCGACGAACGGCGCGCGCTAAGCGGTCGTCATGCGCTCAATATCGCGCGCGGCCTCGACGTGGTTGTCAGCGGCATGCGGGCGGCGCTCGGCGCCGACCAGGCGGCCGAGGTTGCTCCGCCCTCGGCGCCGTCCGTCAAGGCGCAGATCGCCCGGCTTGCGGCCCGTCTCGCCATGTGCCAGCCGGGTTTGTATCCCGGCATCACGAACGTGACGGGCACCGGCCCGATCATGGACGCGCACTGCGACAATCTGCGCGCGCGCATTGCGGCGCTGCGCGGCGAGCCGCTGCCCGCTGCCCACACCAAAACCCATCATCCTGCCGCCGGCCGAAGCGCTGCCTTTCACGACCGGCCCGCAGCTCGACTTGTTCGGAGCAGTCGCATGACTGCCAATTTCGACCAGCGCTGCAGGTGCATCGACTGCTTGGCACTCGACCGCGAACATCCACGCGACGGCTGGCAACAGCGGTTGCCCCTTAGCGAACCGGCGCGCGTGGAATGCGCCGACTATGGCTCCGGTGAGGACGAATCATGAAGACCGCCTCGCAACGCAGGCAGGAGGGGCAACCCAGCGCCGGTGGCCGCTTCCTACGGATCAGCGACGTCGTCGCGACAGTCGGCCTTAGCCGGGCGACGATCTACCGAATGATCGCCAGCGGCGACTTCCCAAAACAGGTACGACTCACAGCCCAATGCAGCGGCTGGTGGCAGGCATCCGTCGACGAATGGACGCGCGCAAAGCTCCTTGCGGCCCAAGATGCCGCGTAG